TCAATGACGGTTTTCGCTGTCGCAGCTGTGAGCCCCGTCCCGCTGTTGTCGATTCCGTAGACTTCAGCCATTACATAGTCACGGTCTCAGTCACGGTGAGCTGGTCCCCGCTTGTCGTCAGGGTCGCGGTGGCGTTCAGCAGGGTCCGGAACAGCATCGTGGTAGCCGTGTCCGTACTGACCATGCTGTTGAATACGCCGACCTGCGCGACCGTGATTGGCAGTGACGTGTCACCGCCGCCGATCGTGTACACGGGGGTCAGCGTGTAGGTGTTCGTGCCGGCGGTGTGCGCGTAAGGGCAGATCTTGCGGACCAGACCAGCCGGCTGTGAGGTGACCTCACCGGTCAGTGACGTGTCCGTCGCGGACGGTGCGGTAGCGGTTGCGGTGAGGCCCATGAACCATGCGGCGGGACCGCCGGAGCCGAGGATGAAGTATGTGCCGGTCGTTGACGGGGTGGTGCCAGCCGCGCCGCCCGGAGTGGCGGCCGTGTACCAGCGGTCCACGGTCAGGACGGTGGAGGTGTTGGACACGACCAGACCCCACACGGCCTGCGTCGCCGAGACGGTGGCGATGACGCGGCAGCCGATCCACTGGTTGGTCGTCCACGAAGCACCGGAGTTCGTCGCGGTTGTCGCGGTAGCACCGGTAAGCTGGCCGGTCGAGTCGACCTGACCGCCGCCGAGCAGTGCTGCCTGAATGTCATTACCGGCATTGACCTTGAGCGCCCGCGGGCCGAAGTCCGGAGACCACGGACCCACGCCGGGAGGGCCGTACAGGGTGTGGTGGGTGTCTTCCTTGTACCGGTGGAACTCCTCGTCGTGCAGCGAGTGGAACTCGGTGTCGTACACGTCGGCGATGAACCGGCCGTAATCCTCGTTGTCCGACGCGACCCACGACGGCTTCCCTGCGGAGTGGTGCCCCCACATGCCACCGGTCGGGTGGAGCGGGACGAGCGCCGCCTCGAGGTGCGGCAGCCGGGTCACATCCGGATTGCGGATCAGGTGCAACGCCAGATCCGCTGAGGTGGTTGAGCCGGGGTCGAACGTGTAGCCGGGTGGGATCACCAGATTCGTGACCGACGGGTCGCCCCGGTCCAGCGGCACATGATCGTGCGCCGTGGTCAGGTGGCTGTCGTCGGCCAGGCAACGGTGCGCCTGATCGTTACCGAACTCGACCCGGATCTGGTCGGCAACCTGCGGCGCCTTCTCCTTCGTCGCCATAGCGAATTCCCTTCATGGTTGGTAGAACAAGACGCCGAACTGACGCTCGGATTGCGGTTAGAGGCTGACCCAGAACGCTTGCAGGAACGTCACGACCGACCCGGTCAGCAGAGTCCCGCCCGAGGTGGACAGGGCGTCGAGCGCGATCGTGTCGGTCGCCACACATTGGATGTAGGCGGTGACCGACATCCGGTGCGATGCGGCGATGAACGGCCCGTCAACGCCTGCGGCAGTAGCACCGTTGTGGAGGAGGATCGCGTGATCCTGACCTGACGCGGTGCTCGGGAAGTTGATCTGGCCGATGACGTGATACAGCCCGGCAGTGTTGACGGTGATGAAGTTGTTCGTGCCGGTGTGCATCGAGTCGGTGTCTTTGATCTCGCTGTCGAGCGTGACCTGCGCGGCCACACCCGCACTCAGGGTTTGGGTGCCGTTGAGGTAGCCGTGGAAGTACGGCCGGGTGCCGGAGTTCTGGGTTACGTAGTTGATCGCGTTCGCGACCGGAACGCCGAAAGCTGAAGAGGAGATGACTGTGCCGGTGACGGGAACAGTGATCGAACCCGGTGCAGGCATCAGATCTCCTTAGAACGACCAGGTCGGCGAGGTTGCGTCCCAGTGGGCCGAATCCCATACGCCGACAGCGATCGGAACGGGGGTGGTGTTCAACGTGGCGGTGACTGCGTCGGCGGCGATTGAGAGCGTGCCGCCCTGAACGAGAAACGTCATCGTTGAGGCGGGAGCTCCGGTCGGGCAGTTCGTGACCTGGATGCAGTCCAGTGGTTGCAGCTGGGCCACACCGAGCGCGACCGCTGCGGAGCATTGGAGCAGGTTGATGACCAGCGGGGTCGCCGTGACCTGTTCTACGACGCCGTTGCCGACGATCCATCCGGCCATGTTCAGTGCGTCCGTGTCGGCCTGGATCGGTAGTTGCAGGCTGGTGGAGTATTCGCCGTCGGCGGTGATGGAGGCCGCGTTGTAGAAACGTTGGTCGGCTCCGGATGATCCGGTGACGGTCGCGTCGTTGATCACCGACTGGGTGTCGTCGCGGAAGTTAGATGCGAAGTCGACACCGTTCGCGTTGCAGTCGAGGGTCAGGATCGGTGTCGGGTTTAACAGTCGGGTTCGGGACCGGAAGTTGACCCGGCCTTGGCCGTCAACGAATACGGCGCCGGCTTCGACCTGACCGACCTCGAGGAGCACGTCCTGCAGCGATCGGCCCTGAATGTCCTGGGTGCCCATGATGCCAAGGCCAGTGTCGAGCACGCTGCCCGTGTTTGCGCGGTAGGAGAGGAGCCGTGTGATCCGCTGGTCGGTGCGCTCCCCGGAGAAGGCGTTCGCGCCTGCGTTGTAGTGGGCGAGTACGCGAGTCGCACCGATGTCCGCCGAGTAGAACGCAAGGTATGCGAACGAGCCTGAAAAGTCCTGGGTGAAGTATGTCGAGCCGATGGACGTGACAGCCTCGCCGCCGAATGCGGTAACCGTTGGCGACCCGCGAGTGAAACCTGCGCCGCTTCCCGTCCCCGCCGATGCGCCGTCGAGGTAAACCGTGGAGGCGGTGTTACCGGCATTGACCGTGGCGTAGATCTGGTGCATGTTGCCATCAAGCGGTGGCGAGTTGAAGGTAGCTACTAGCGCCGGGTTAATGCCCATCGCTACCGTGAGGGTGAGATGTCCGGATGAGTTGAGGTCGAGCAGAACATTGGACCCATCCGTCGCCCACTGAGACGCCAATGTCGTTTCCTGCGCCGGAGCGGCTGTCGGTAGCGTTACCCATAGTTCGAAATTGCTTGTTGCCACTGGGCATGACAGATACGAACCTGCGAAGGGCGACGTCCCGGTGTAGGTCGGGTTCGCCACTTCTACTGCGGTCCCGCCGGCGAAGTTGCCGTTGACCGACTGGCCGGCGGTGATAACGCCGGGCCCCTTTTTTGAGTTGACGATAGTGGCAGGTGCCTGCACGCCCGTCACGTCGGAGAACGTCCTCGAACCCTCGTCCTCCTGCAGCATGTAGAGCGCGGTCGGTGAGTCGACCAGTATTTCCTCGGCGAGGAACGACCGCATCGTCGTTCCGGCGATCACCTGATTCGGGTCGTCCGAGGACTGCGTCCCGCCGTACCGAGCGAGAATGTCCTGCCCGTCGTGCTGCACCGTCCACATCGGCGCCCTAGCCGGGATGACGGTCAACGCGGAGGCGTAGTCGTCGATCAGGTTCACCTGCGTGCCGTTGATCAAGGCGAGGATCCGACGTCGAAGTGACCGTTTGATATGCGGGTAGTAGGGGCTGGACACGTTCCCCGGAGCGAACCGGCCGTCATAGCCCTGATAGACCAGCGAGCCGGCCGATGGGGTGACCGTCGAGTACTGGTCCTGACGCCCCCAGTTGACCGTCACCGGCGCGAAGTCCATACCGGCTGCGGCCCACGACGACACGTCGGTCGGTGTGAACGCCGCGCCGAACGACGCACCGGACAGGTCGAGCTGCACCGAGGCGGAGATCGGCGGGGCAACATACGTGCCGGTGCCGATCACCCACGACTGGCCGGAGCCTTGGATCAGCCCGAGCGCGTCGAACAGGTGAACTTCGCTGGAGGCGACCGAAGCCACCTGGACGGTGATGCTCGCGAACGCCGCCCCTGCCGGTGAGGTCACATTCGCCGTGGAGGACGCCCAGCCGGAGGTCACGTCGTTCTGAGCTGTCGTCGAGTTCGACCCCAACGACACTAGGGACGCGTCATACCAGTTGACCGTGATCTGGAACGACCGGACCGTCACGTTCGCGTGCGCCGACCCGAGCAGCGTGTAAGCGGTCAACGGCGCAACAGCCATCACCTGGCCGTTGTGCGCGGACGCCGCGGACATCGTCCCTGATCCGGTCGATGTCAACTGCAACGAGTGGGTGCCTTGCAACCCGGCACCCGCAACGGCGAGCGTGCAGATGTTCAGCGGTGTGAACGTGCCGACCGAACCGGTCTCGAAGGAGGAGTCGGCAGCGGTGAGGAGGTTGCTCACAGCAGTTTGCGGTTGGCTGTCCGCTCAGCCTTCTTGATGCCTTTGATGATCTCGTCGATGAAGTGCGCGTCGACTTTCGGCCGTCCGCTTTTCGCGTCGATCGTCAGATGGGTTGATGCCCGGTGGGCGGCGGAGCGTTCCACCCGGTGCAGCGCCTGGGTGAGCTCGTGGAGAGCTTTCGAGTTCTCTTTCACCGCTGCCTGGTCTTTGGCGATCCGCGCGGCGAACACCTTGTCTTCGACGGTCGTCGCCGCAGCGCGGGAGTACCGCTGGATCTGACCTTCAGCGGTGTTCGCAGCGGAGATGGATGCCTGTCCGGACATGAACTGCTTCAGCACCTGGTCGCCCTGTACCGCGCCGAGGTTCGCGATATCCGACAGCAGCGCCGGTGCCAGGTGGTGGGCCTCAGCCCATTTCAGGTCGGCGGCGAACTGCTTGAGCGGACCGACCTGCGAGGACAGGAACGTCCCGACGTTGCCGACTGTCGGGTTGCCGTTCGCGTCGGTGCCGAACAGGTTCGACAGGTCAGCCTGACCGGAGATCGACCCGGCGAGGCTCGAGATCGCCGACTTACGCGCCGCGATCAGCCGATTCAACGCGGTCTGTGCCTTCGTCAGGGACGCCTGCTGCTTCGCGATCGCCTTGTCGACGACGGACTGCAGCTTGTCGAGTGCGTGCTGCACGGGCGTGGACAGGGCGTCCTTCAACGTGGCGGTGCCGTCATGCCAGCCGCCGATCAGGCCGAGCGCGATCAGATGCGCGGCCTTCTTCACGTCGACAGCCTTCGACATGATCCCGTCGATGAGACCTTGGATGATCATCTTTCCGGCGGGGGTCAGCATCACCTTGTCGTAGGACGGTGGACCCTTCCAGCCGATGATCTTGTGCCCGAGACCACCCAGTGTGCTTTTCACCGAGTCGAACATCGACCCCATGCCGTGGATGAGACCGCTGATGATGTCCTTACCGGCCTGGTAGAGCAGGGTGCCGGCGCCTGAGATGAAGTCGACGAAGATCTTCGCGATGCCCTTGAACGCGTCAGCGACCAGTTTCTTCGCGTCCGACCAGGCTTTGCCCCACTTGCCGGTGACGATGTCGAGAACCAGGCCGACGAAGTCTGCGAGCGTCTGGAAGAACGTGTGAACGATGTCGCCGATCAGCTGGAAGGTGTTCTTGAAGATCGTTCGGAGCAGCCCGAGACCCGGTCGCAGGATCGCCATCATGACGTCCCACTGGACCTTCACCACGTCGCGGATCGCGACCCACACCTCATGGGTGACCTGCCGGATCTGCTGCGAATGGGAACGCCAGAACGCCGAGAACACGGCGAACTGGTTCTTCAGCCAACCGAGCGCCTTCCCGCCGGTCTCCCGCAGCGAGGTGAAGGCGTCACCCACATCGCGGATCGCGGCCTGGACGATGTTCCGGAAGGTCTGCGACCGCTTGTAGAGGACGATCAGCGCGACACCGAGGGTCTCCGCGGGGAACAGAACGGCGGCAAGCGCGACGGCGACAGCTTCGATGGCGGTCTTGTTCTGCTTCATCCAGTGCGCGAGGCTCTGGATGGCGGGGATCCCGGTGGTCCGGATCCAGTTCATCACCTTGGTGGCGGTCGGGAGCAGTTTCGTTCCGAGCGAGATCATCAGCGACTCAGCAGCGGCTTTCGCGCCGTCGAGCGCCGCACCGAACGACTTCGAGTAACCCGACCAGGACGAGGCGAAACCGCCTGAGCCGTCCTTGACCTCTTTCAGCTTGTTCTGGAACCTGCCGTACTCACCGACGAGCGTTGCGATACCGGAACCGGCCCGCTTGCCGAACGCGTCGGTCAGAACCGCGCCGATCTTCTTGCCGGTGTCACCGGCAGCGATCATGTGGGCTCGCAGGTCGGTGATCGCCTTCGGCAGGCCGCCCTGCTGCATGTCGGTGGCGAGCTGCGATGTGGAAAGGTGCAGTTCGGCGAGCGCCGCCGCGCCGGTCGACGCGGGCTTCTCCAAGGCTTGGATTGACATCCGCAGTTGGGTGCCGGCTTTCGCGCCGCGGACGTTGTTGTCACCGAACACGGCGAGTGCCGCGCCCATCTGGTTCAGGCTGATCCCGGCCTGTTTCGCGGTGATCGTCACGCCGGTGCCGAGCGCGTCCGCCAGGTCCTGCATCTGCATGTCGCCGGCACCGACGGTGGCGTTTAGCGCACCCATCGCCTTGCTGTAGTCCTGCGCGCCCTTGATCCCGGCCACGACAGTCGCGGTGAGCGCGTTCGTCGTGTCGGTGAGGTCCGAGCCGCCGACCTTCGCACCCTCAGCCGCGAGTTTCAGCACATTGAGCTGCTGGGCTGCGTCTAGCGACTTCTGCCCGACCGATGCGATGTGATACGCCGCATCGGCGAGGACCGCCGGAGTCGTGGAGACACTCCCGGCCATCGCCAGGACGCCCTTGGAGAGTTTCGCGACCTCAGCGTTCGAGGCGTTCGCCTGCGTGTGGATCCGCAGCATCGACGTCTGGAACGACGCCGCCATCTTGATCGACTCGACACCGACAACCGCACCCACCGCAGCCGTGCCCAGCGCGAGACTTCGCAGGCCGACCAGCGCCGTCGACGACGCCCTCCCAAGCATGGATGTCTTCGTGGCCATCCGGTCGAACTGCGCACCCGCGCCTGCGTCAATCCCGACGAAGCGGTAGAGCAATGTCGTAGTTGACATCACTTCACCCCTTCCGGAGGTCTACGATTCGCGGTCATGACGACCCGGTTCACGAAACTGAGCAAGGCGGCAGCATCCGAAGACGGCGTATTGCGGTGCCCGAAGTGCAACGGAGCGCAGTTCAAGGCGCGTCGGACGGACCTGCAACGAACTGTCGGGATCGTGACCGTCGGTGTCGGCGCGCTTCTGATGCCGAAGAAGCAGGTTCAGTGTGAAACGTGTGGGGCGAAGTTCCGACGCGGCTAGATGAATCCGGCTTCTTTGGCTGTCAGGTTCTGCGCGATGACCAGCGCCTCATGTACACCCGCGCCGAACGGCTCGAGGACGTGTTCCCACCAGCCTGACGGGACGTCGGTTGTCGCCCAAGGCGGGTTCGGATTGCGGCTCGACCTGAACACGGGATGACGGACACGACCGGTCCGGTTGATCGTTTTCAGGTCATGGCCGCGTTTGCTGCCGCGGATCACCACGCCCGCTGTCTTCGGGCCGGTCAGGACCGCTGAGCGGATCGAGGAGGACGCCAGAAACTCGTTGAGGCCACCCTCCTTCGGCATCACGTCGAGCAGTTCACGTTTGACTGCCTGACGGGCCGGGAGGGTGGCCGTTCGGATCGCCTTCGCCATGTTCTTCTTCAACCCGGACTGGCCCGTAACGCGGAGCCGCGTCGACAGCAGACGGAGTTCCTCAGCCGACCCGTTGACCGTCCACTGACCCTCCACCGGCATCGGGGGTCTCCTTCACGGGTGAGTTCACGATCTCGTCGATAGCGAGGAGCTCGTCGAGCAGCAACGCGGGGGCGTTGTCGATCTCGGCGAGAGAAACACCGAGTTTTGTCAGCCGGTAGGTGCGGAGATGCTCGGGTAGCGGCCCGGCGACGGGCAGCCCGCGAAGGGTCTGCCTCAGCCGTTCCCGAGCTCGGTAGGGGACGCCGGATCGAACAGGTCCTCATCCGGGGTTTCACCGACGAGCGGCCCGACCAGCGGCTCACAAGCAGCGACCAGGGCCGTCCGTACCGCGTTCGGCAGATCCAGCACCGCGTCGAGGGTGACCGGTGCCTCGAACGACCATTCGGCGACGAGCGCCACGACCAGCAGGTCGTTGAGGTCTTCGATGATCTCGAAGTCCGGGTCGGCGATCACCGGCCGGAGGGCTTCCATCGTCTTGCGGTCGTCGACCTTCTCGACATCCCCGTCGGGTGCGAGGTCCATCAGGACCTTCCCGACACCGGAGCCGATCAGCCGCCGCTGCAAGTTCACGAACGGGCGACGTAGCCGCTCTGACACGTCACCCGGATCGCGTAGTAGCGCCCAGTTCTCTCCTGGCAGGTTGATTTTCTGGCTCATCCGATCCACTCCGATCAAGCGTAAGTGCCGCTAGCGAGGCCAGCCTTCGTGGTCACCTTCACCGGCGCCTTACCGGCAGAGGTGCCGACGTCCGTCGCGTTCTTCACACCCTGGAAGGTGCAGGCGAGCTTGTTGTACGACGCCGTCTCGCGGGTGTTCGTGACGTTGTCCAGCACGGCGGTGGTCATCTGGAACTTCAGTTCACGCGCCGGGGAACCGGCAGGTGAGAGGTCGATCGACAACGGAACCTGCGTGCTCGCACCCGCCGACCCGGTGTACAGGCCGAGGACGGTCTCACCGTTGGTCGAGTCGTAGACCGCGGTCAGTGAGCCGGTGGCTTCCAGGTCGCCGCCGGCGAACTGCGCGTCGACCGACTGGCCGCCCAGCGCCGGGACCGGTGTGACGGTCCGCTTGATCGTGATCGAAAAGTCGGTGACCAGCACGCCGACGATCGCGTTCAGCGACACGGTCGCCGCCCATGCGGGCTGCACGACCGTCGTCGTGTAGGACTGGGTCGGTTTCGTCGCGGTCCCGAACGCGATCCCCTGCCACATCGACGTGTAGGTGACGAGCCCGTCGGAGGTGAAGTTCACCGTCAGCTCGGAACACACCGAGTTCGCGTAGGCGCGGGCCTGGGAGCCGTTGTAGTCGGTGATCGTGTACGTCTTCGGCTGACCGGGCGAGGTGTTCAGCAGCGAGAACGTGGTGGTGAACGGGTCACCAGCACCGGTCACGGTCAGGTCACCGAGCAGCGCCGCCAGCGACCAGCCGATCTCATCGCAGAACACCGGCCCGTCGATCTGGAAGGTCTGCTGGGTCGGCCCCTGCACGATGTTCGCGGTCTTGCCCATGTCGCCGGTGATCGAGTTGTCCGCGAGCGGCGGAATCACGATCTGCGGGGTCAGGCCCGTCGGGCGTAGATAGTTCGACGGCGCCACGGGCGTGTTGGGAACCGTCTCCTTGGCTATGCCAACAAACGACAGTTCAGTGGGGATGAGGTTTCCGGTTGCCATCACGTCTCCTAGGGCATGGATGGTTTACTATTCGGTCATGACTAGGGCGTACAGACACCCGGATTACGTTGCGGTTGATGGGATGAAGCGGTGTCGGAAATGCGAAGAAAGCCAGTCGGTCAGCGAGTACTACTCGAATAAGACGTCCGCCGACGGTTATCAGTCCGTTTGCAAGGCCTGTTTCCGAGTCAAGGCTCGAGCGAACTACTACGCGAATCGCGAGAAGATCATCGAGCGCGTTCGGATCTGGCAGTTAGAACACCCTGAGCGCACTCGCGAGATTCGGCGCCAGACCGCAGCTCGCCGCAGAGCGGCAGATCCGGAAGCTGCTCGCGCACGCGAACGCGCTTGGCGAGCGGCATGGTCACCAGAGAAGAAGCATCAGGAGAACCGTCGGACTGCACTCCGACGTTACGGACTAGCGCCCGATCAATACGACGAACTACTCAGCAAGCAGAACGGTCGCTGTGCCATCTGTGACGGACCGCCAAACGGTAAGGGCGGTCTCTATTTCCACGTTGACCATTGCCACACAAGCGGTGAGGTCAGGGGGCTTCTCTGTCATTACTGCAACACTGCGATCGGTAGTTTTCGTGACGACCCGGCTTTGCTTCGCCGAGCAATCGCCTACCTAGAAGGCTAGGACTCCTTGGACTCGGTCGGCTCAGGAGCCGTATCTGACTTGGGTTTCGTGCCGGCCTTTGCCTTCTCCCACCGGTCGTCCGGAGCGGAGCGCAACGTGTAGGTCTCACCGGGTTCGGGAGTGTTCGCCGGTGCCGGTAGCGACGGATAGACCCGTCCCTTGTCGCCGGTGTAGGTGAAGTCGGGCACGGTCGGCTCCTAGTAGGTGTTACGAACCCGGAAAGCGGTGGTGAGCGTGGCGAAACGGCCGTTCTGCGCGCCGTTCTCATCGGTCTGCTGCAACGTGTCGGTGTTCATCTCTGCGGCGCACCCGTCGACCAGGCCGCCGAGAGTCCAGTCGAGGTTGATCAGGGCTTCGAGCGCGCCCTTCGCCGCGTAGACGGCGTCCCGGAGGGTTTTCTGATCGGTGCCGCCGCCGAGCGCCCGGTACTCGACGGTGACCGTGTAGTCCTCGAACCGGGACTTGCCACCGGTCAGGACGATCGCCTGCGTGCCGAGGAAGGCCATCTGCGACGTCTGGTCCGCCGAGGCGGTGGTCAACGACCCAACGATCACCAGCCGAGGTGGGATCGCGGTGGGCCAGCCGTCGCTGACCGTCCAGACATCCGACCCGACAGCCGTCGGATGGTTCGCCACGAGCCAGTCGATGACGGCAGGTGCGCTGCTGCTCACGCGATGCTCGGGGTCCTCGTCGGACCTTGCAGCAACGCGGCGAGCCGCGGGAAGGCGAGGATCGGGTTCATCGCCGTCTCAGACCATTGGTCCTGTTCGTTGGTGATCCCGGCGAGCTGCCCGCCGTACTGGGTTTGGGTGAACAGGCCACGAATGTCCTCGAGCGCCGCCATCCTCACATCACCGGGTACCGAGGTGCGGCCGGCGGTGTAGGTGACGGAGATGTTGCGGAAGCCGCCGAGGAAAGCGCCCGCGATACCGCCGTTGAACCGGCGACAGATGATCCCGGCTTCAGCGTCGTCGAGACTGAACGAATACTGCCCTGTGACCGTGCCGAGCTCGCATTGGGTGAGGGTGTAGCCGGTCTGCCCGACGTATTCGACGACTGAGGCGATTGACAGGATGGGCGGGTTGAGCAGGACGATCGTCGGTCCGCCGCCGGAGTGAACCTCGTTGGTGTAGGTGCGTGGAACGATCGGGCCGGTCTCGAACTCGACGAACGCTGTCGCGGCGTCGATGACACCTTGCACCTTGTCTGTGATGTCACCCTGCTGGGATTGCGGGGTGTTCAGCCAGTCGAAAACCTCATCGATGGCAACGATGGCTGTGACGGTCATCGCTTCTCAGCGGTCGTCTTACGTGCCGGCCGGCTGCGGGCTGACGTCTCGTTCGCCTGCTTCTTCTCCGCCGTCTGGAGGCCGCATTCGAGGCACTGGTCGTCCTGGATCCGACTGCCCCCGCAGTTCGCGCATTCAGCCATCTGTGACCTCCGGGGTGTAGACGTACTGCCGGTCGGATAACCAGACCTGCTTGTGATGCTCGAGGACCACGTCCGTGTTGGCGTAGATCGGGAATCCGACCTCGCGGACACGGGCGCAGAAGTAGTGGTCTTCGGAGAACCAGTCGCCGTTGACGGGCATGTCCTGGAACCAGCACCAGTTCTGTCCCTGGTGCGGCGAGGCGTCGCTTTGCAGCTTCTCGAAGACCGATCGGTGTATCAGGAGACATCCGGTGCCGGCTGAGTCGACCTGCAGCGGCGACGGTCGGTGCTGGTAGTCGACGATGGACCGGAAGGTTGTGGTGCCTTCGACGGTGTTGAAGATCAACGGGACAGGTGTCGGGAAATGCTCACCGGGCCACGCGCCGAAGTAAAGACCAGCGACGATCGGCCGTTCCGTGTCGTGTGCGGTACTGAGCAGGGCGTCGAAGTCGGTCAGGACCCGGTCACGTTTGAAGCACATGTCGCTGTCGAGCATCAGCAGCCACTGCGCGGAGGTGTGGGTCAGGAACTGCGCGACGAGCTCATTTCGGCCTCTCGATAGCAGGCCGCCTGCTTGGACGCGTAGCAGACCTTCGACGCGTGAGAGCCGTTCCGCATAGATGGATGCGACCGACATGCAGAACATGCCGTCGACCGTTCCTGGGTCAAGCCAGCCGATCGCGACCTTGTCGGCCATTTTCATCGGGTCCGCCGCAACCAGACCTGATGGCCGATGTCGACGTGTTCGAGCCGATCCCGGTAGATCGAACGGATCGCGTCGATTGCCAGTGCCGGGTTGTGCTCGTCGGTCTTGCCGGACTGCCACAGGTAGTCGTCGAAGGCGAGCAGGCCGCCCGGTTTCAGCAGCCGGTACGCCGACACCGCGTCGTTGAGCACTGCGAAGGCGGTGTGGTCACCGTCGATGTAGATGAAGTCGAATGGTTCTGTCGTCGAGTCGAAGAACCGTTGCGACGGGCCTTTGAACTTCGCCAGTCGCCCGTCGTTGCGGGCTGCCTGGGTGCGGGTGTCGTAGATCTGCTCGACTTGATCCCAGTCGAACGAGTGGTGTGAGGACTCGTCGGAGCCCTCCCACGTGTCGACGTCGACCAGCAGGGAAGTCGGGTCGGTGACCACATGCTCGAGCAGCCAGCAGGTCGCGTCGCCGGTGAACGCCCCGATCTGGCAGAACCGCCGGCCCGGTAGGCCCGCGTATTGCATCAGGTGCCGTTCGAAGTACCGGTCGGCGTGGACGGTGAACCAGTTCGGGAACTGCATGACTCTCCCCAAGGAATGTCCGGGGGCTGTTGCCTTGGGGTACAACAGCCCCCGGACGATCAGATCCCCGGATTACGGGGCGATCAGGCCGGTGCCACGGATCGGAACCGAAGCGCCGGTCGTGTAGCGATGCGGGATGAACGCCGCATAGCCGTGGACCCGGTAGAGCACCGACAGGTTGTCGGCGTAGGTCGCGTCGAACGACGCCTGCTGGACCGCGCTCTCATACAGCCACAGCTCGTCGCGGCGCAGGACGTAGATCTCGTCCTGGTTCGTCGCGCTGTTCGCGGTCGTCGAGATGTTCGGGTCGACATACACCGGCAGGCCGCAGAACTTGCCGGCCGGTCCCTGCGCAACCTCACCGGCAGCGAGACCGAGCGGGTTGAAGTTGTTCCCGTCCGGAATCACGAACGGACGGCCGTTGGCGTCGACCGAACCTTCGATCCATGCCCAACGGTTCGGGTGCATGACGATCGCGTTCGCCGGCGAGAAGATCGTCGTCCACACGGTGGCCTTCGCCTTGCTCACCGCGTAGTACAGCGAGTTCGCGTTCGTCACTGACGCGGGCGCCGGTGAGGCGGTCGTGAACGCCTGCGCGGTGCCGATGCCGACCAGTCCACGAAGCTGACCGTTGGCGTTGGTCCCGTAGAGCACCTGGGTGTCGAGCTGCGCGGCATACGCCTTCGCCAGGTCCTGCAGAACCACCCGGTCGAACGCGATCCCGGACTGCTCGATCAGCTGCATAGAGATGATCTGCTTGCCCGCGAGGGTCGTGATACCCGACGACACCGAGGTGGTGGTCATCGCCGTGTCACTGACCGCGCTGTTCTGGGTCTGCTGAACAGCAACGGTCGTACCGGTCGCGACCTTCGGCAGGTTCACCGAGGAGACACCGGAGGGGAGCGGGTTGCCGTTCATCAGGTCAGCCGTGACCCGGCCCGGGCGGGCGAGGGCAACAAAGTCCTCGACCAGCCACAGCGGCGGCGCGAACTCGCCACCAGCACCCGCGACGGTGGTCATGTCACCGGCACGGGTTTCCTGTGAAGCCATGAGACGGGCGCGGGCCTCATCGAAACCCATGTTGGAAGCTCGCTGCGCGACGGCGAGATCCTTGAAGAACGAAGGGCCGGCCGCGTCGTCCTTGCGGTACACCGGGTTCGGTTCGCGGACAACCGCCGTGACCTTGCGGGCCTCGTCAGCGTCGGCCTTTCGGGCCTCGAGGTCGACGAGCTGGGTGATCCGCTCGTCGAAAGTGGCGAGTTCAGCGCGGATCTCATCGAACTTCGAAGACTCGTCCTCGGTGAGGTCACGCTTCTCAGCGGTCGGGGTCTTCAGGAGCTCGTCGAGCTCGGACTGCTTGGCTTCCCGCGCCTCACGGACGTGGGTGATCAAACTGTTTTCGGGCACGGTCGTGCCTTCCTGTGTGGAGTGTTGTGGACTCCGCGTCAGGTGGTGCGACAGGTGCCACGGCCATTAAGGCGGTGACGGGCTGCGTTCCGGGCTGGATGCGGTGTTGCTATGCCGCGTTGCGGCGCGCCTCGTCGGCGAGCCGACGGGCGAGATCAAGGGGTAGTCCAGCAGGGCCGGCTACAGGTTCGGTGGGCTCGGGGACGGTCCGGGCGTGCAGATCGACGCCGAGGAAGTCCAGCGCGTCCACGAAACGCTTCTGGCAGCGTTCGTCGAAGCGTGCGCCGTCCTCGATCTCGGTCAGCATCGACCGGATCAGCACCAGAGCCGAGTCGCGTTCGTCACGGGCGCGGATCTGCGCGTCGGCGTTCGCGTTCGCCGGGTAGGTGACGATCGACACGTCGCCGCCGTTGAGGTTCGCCTCACGGATCGTCCGGTGCGGCGGGTCGGAGACGTGGTCCATCGTGTCCCCGCCGGCCGGTACCCGGAACGCGAAGGACATCTGGTCCATGTCACCGCGGCGCATCTTCGGGATCAGCCGCTGCACGTCCGGGTCGGTCGGGTCCAGCCGCGCCTCGACCGTCAGCCCTTTGCTGTCGGTTCCGAGGATCAGCGTCCCTGACTTGGTTCGGGCGAGCGGCTGACCCTCATGGTCGATGAGCAGACGAACGTCGGCGTTGTTCTTCAACGTCCGGGAGAACGCCTCCGGGTGGATGGACTCACGAAACCAGCCGACGTCATAAGGGTCGTTGAAGGTCGCCGCGTGCCCGATCAGTGTCGGCGCTTCGTTCTCCTCACGGAGCTCGATCTGCGCCGAGACGGTTCTGGTCTCGAACTCAGCCATTGACGGCCTCCAGCTTCGGTGGGGTCGGCCCGACCTGCGGGGTGTCCGGGCTGTTTTCAGCGGTTGGGGGGTTCGGGAGAGCTTTCGCCTGACCGTTCGGAGTCACGGTCAGCGGCACCATGTTCAGTTCGACCTTCTCGTCGTTGGTCAGTGGTGGCTCGTTGCGGCGACGCAGGATCCGAGAGGGTGGCATCACCTTCGACGCGACCTGAATCCCGTCGACCTTCGCTTGGGTTTCCGCGTCGGTACGCAACAGCACGGACGTGTCGAACTGGACGTACTGCGGCTGCGGCAGCAACTCGAAGAACGCGTCCTCGATCCGGCGCAGCCACATCGACACGCCGAACGTGAGGAAGTCCAGTGAGCGTTGCTCGACGTTGGAGTAGGTCATCGATGACCCGACCTTGCCGCCGACCATCTCGGCAGGCACCCCGAACATCCGGGCGATCTCCGAGATGTTCGCCGCCTGCGTCTCGAGGAACTGCGACTCCTCCGGCTTCACCGAGATTGCCTGGTATTTCACGCCTGCCCCGAACACGGCCGGCTCCCGGTTTCGGGTGGCGGCGAGGAGCCGTTCCTTAGCGGTTCGGGCCTGCTCCTGGGTCAGTTCCAGGTCAGAGGTGAGAGTGGCTTTCGGGATACCGCCGCCGTCAAAGAAGTCCTGCGCGAACTTCCGCGACGACAGGTCGACGTTGATCGCCTGCGCCGCATACGCGATAGGCGACAGGCCGACCTTCTGGCCGGGGAGCGTCATCGCAGGCACATGCCACATGTCCGCGGTCCGGTCGACCTGAGCACCGGCCTGACCCACCATGTAGGTGACCGCGCCGGTGTTCTTGTCGACCTTCACCTGAACCGTGTCAGGGTTGAGCAGCACAACCTGCTGCGGGTAGCCGAGACCGTTCATCGACGTCTTCAACCCGTAGGCATTGCCGCGTAGCAGCAGCGACACCATCAGCATGTGGATCCACGCCGACTGCGTGATGCCCGACTCGGGGTTCATCACCAGCGGCGGATCGGTGATCCTCGCTGGCACGTCGCCGGTGCGGCGGTAAGTCTGCAACGGCTGAATCGACACCGCGTTCGCGAGCAGCTGCACACACGCCCAGACAGTCGGCACGACCAGCGCCTGATACGGAGTTGAGGCGATCGACGGACGACCGGAGATGTCAGTACCGGGAAACGGTGGGATCACCGGCTCCGGCTGCCATTGGCGGCGTTCCCTCGGACCGAACAAGGCACCCATGCGTGTCCTTCCGGTCAGGTCCGAATGTCGATGAACAGCAGGCCGCCGCCGGCCAGTAGCCCGTAGCCGAGCCCGAACTGCAGGCCAACCCCGGTGCCGACCGCCCCGACCGCGGCGAGGATGGCCAGTGGCTGCGCGTTCGTGGTGAGGCGGGCTTTCAGAAGATTTGCAGCTCGCCGGATGCGTGCCGTGTCGTCCACCCCCAAAGGGCCAAGGTCGAAGCGACCAGTGGCGTGATGTCAGTGGACTGGTTCTTCCGGTTCCACGCCCATGACGCCTCGAGCACACGTTTCGATGCGCCGAACAGAGCCACGTTCAGCTCGGTCTGGTCGAGATGCCGCAGTCGTGACTCGACGGCAGCGTCGTAGAACTGGCCGCAGGCTTCGACCATGTCCTGCGAACTGGTGATGACTACCTCAACGCCCGCATCGGCGAAGTCCTGGATCAGCGCCGCGGCGGCGCTCGAACGGTCAATCACGACCGCGCAGGTTGGATAGGCGGATTTCAGCTCGACGAGCCGCTGCACCGCCCAGCCTGTACCAGGACGGTTGTCGATCACCTGAATCTGCGGGGTGCCGTCCGGGCGTTGCCCTGCGACCGCTATCGAGGTCCGGTCACGGTCCGGTGTGGAGTCGACCGCGAAAGCGACCTTCCCGACCGGGCGCGGCGGGACATCCGACTTGTCGGCGAGCGGATCCCATATCTCCGCAGGGATCACGGCAGCGCCTCGAGGGTCATCCCAGACGCCGAGACGTTCACGACGGAACTCAGGTTCGGTCAGCGCCGCCATCTCCCGCTCGATGAACTCCTCAGACACGCGGATCCCAAGTGCCGGGTTCGCCTGCGCCCAGCCGGCGCGGTCATCCGACGGCGCTGACGGGTCGATAGACCATTCGAAATACGCGAGGTTCGGGTCGCCCTTCACCCCACGCGCGCGAACATGCGCGAGCTGGTCGGACGTCGCCATCCCCGCGCTCGACGCATACCAGAGCTGCGGATTAGGAACCGCGGATAGCGTCGGGAGCATCGCCGCCATCTCCGCGGACCCGAGCTCGTAAGCCTCGTCGAGGATGATGCAGTCACCGGTGAACCCGCGGCCAGACCCAGCCGAACGAGCGACGAAGTTCAACCGCCGACCGTCTAACGTCTCGATCGCCTCATGGCCCTTCGCGGTAGCCGGCTTCTTGCACCGCTTCCGCAGCGAATCGGTGTTCTCGATCACCGACTTGATACGCAGGAACGCCTCGCGGGCAGTCTTGAACTCATGCGCCGAATGCAAGATCAGCCACTCATCGAGCAGGAACAGCCCCGCTAGCTGACGAGCCAGCAGGATCTCGCCCTTGCCGTTCTGCCGCGACACGATGACCGCAACCTCGAACGCAGCCCAGAACCCATCCGCTCGCTCGCCGAGACCATGCTCAATGACGAGCTTCTGCCACGGGTCGAGGAACACGCCGGCCTGCTCGCACAGCGCGATCGCCTCCGAACCGGAGGTATCAGCGAAGTCGGGAGCGGACAGAATCCGAGGCTGCTGAACGCCTTTAAGCGCTGCGCCTGGCCGCTCGAGCAGCACGGATGTCACTGACACCGTCCTTAGCCTTCACCGGAGCAAGTTCACGCAGCTGCGAGAGGTACTGACGAAACTCCCCGAGCAGATCAGGCATGCGAGACTGACCGTCATCCAGCGCCCTTGCCGTCAACAAGGCGGCTGCCGCTAGGGGTGAATTCGCAACCGCGCCCATTCCCGCCAATTCGGAACGAAGCGCAGCCTCAACGGCACCATCCGCCATCTTTTGGCCTCCCGGCGTAAGTTTTGACGGAAAAAAGAAGCGTCA